TCACGCGCTTGATCAGTGAGCCGGAGCCAAGTCTTGACTTGATAATAGTTGCCATAGCTGGCCTGTGGCAATGCATACACGACGAATTTGGCCACATAGGCCAAATGGTCCACATTGGCAATATCGGCCACAGTGGCGGCTCGATATAAATCATTGGCCATGACCGCAGTCAAGAAACCACCCGGTTCCCACCCATACACAAGATAACCAAAGATAGCTTCTTGGCAATCCATAGTGATATGAGTCCAGATTCTGAGATGTTTTTGCTCGCATTGCCTTTTGAAATATTGGTATCGGACATCACGCATGTTAGGTCCCAAATTTCAGTAGGATCATGGTCCAGCAGCTTTCGGCTTCGGTGCGACTGCGAAAGCGCCAGCGTCGACCACGGCGGCCACTTTTGTTGCGCATGGGGTCACACATGTCGCGAATCCAATCCCAATCCTCGTCGGTGAGTTTTGGTATCGTGACCGGCTGCCACCAAGTACTGGCCGAGATTTCGTAGCATCGTTTCATACCGCCTGCATTTTGTTTGGGTCGGGTGACTTCCTTGAACAAAAAACGTTGAGTTTCACCCAGCTTCTTCATCATTTTGGATCCCATACTTGGTCTGAAGGAATAATTCTATTGTTTTCATAATCGTAATAGTCACCATGACTGTGCCATAACTCTACGCGATTGGACCAGTCACGTGTATCATCACCACGCAAACGAGCAAAAGGTGTTTGATTCACAGGTCTAAGTTTGACTTCTTCACCCTCTGCGAATTGTGTAACTCCATGCGTCGCACCTTGTGAAGTTTCATAACTGTATGGCGTTTCCCAGGGTCTAAATACCGACCCATTGGTTCGCACATAAAGTGAATGACTGTCTCGACGAATCTTGGCCATATACGATCAAGCCTGAATGTAACCAACAGCGCGTTCGACATCGCCCACGCGGATTTTAAGATCAAAGTATTGTAGCGCATCATAATCAAACTTGTCAACCACTTTGGTTCTTTGATGGGTGGTAAAACCCCACATGCCCCGTGGGCTATACGTTTCCCATTGAGTCTGCAGGTGTGCTTCACCCTCGGTATACTTGATGGGAACCAGTTTGAGATGATCAGCTGTGGGATCTTGTTTATTATAACAAGCACCATGCAAATCTTTTTTCGTGATATACAGCTGATCCTGATAGCGAACCACAAAAGTTCGGGAATGATATCGATCCTTGCCCAGTGTAGGCCACGCTTGACCTTCCTGATAGCTAAAGTTCACAGGTTCCAATCGTGTTTTAACATCATCAAGATTGACCTTGACCGGAGATACCAACATGGCAGAATACATGTTGTAGACCACATACTCACCAGCCGCCAACTGCTGATTGATCTGGTTGGCTACGTCCAATTTGCTTATGGGTGTATCTGCCCGTTCCACAACGGCAGAAATCCTTGGCGTAGCTATGGCATTGTAATGATCACCCTTGAGATTCTTGAACAGGAAACGTTCAACTTGTTTGTGGTTAAATCGTGTGGTGTAATGTGAACGATCATTGTGGTCGTTTTCGAACGTGATGAACCAATACTTGCCCAAGTATTGACATTTCTCAACACCTTCGGCGGTGTTTGGGGACAAGATTTCCACCATGTCACCAGGTTGCAAATCTCGAGTGCTGATTTTGACTTGGGATTTTTTGGTCAGTGTGCTGGCCTGTTGATAGGGCTCACTGGCTTCGGGCAGTAGCACATTGTTGGCGCCCGCACGACCCCATACACAGCGGCCTTTGATCGTGCCCTTTTCCAAATCGCAGCAATTGATGATACTGGCAAAGTTTTCTGAACTGATTTCAAGATCAAAACCACGCGGATCGCTGATGCGCCAAACCACATTACCGCTGCCGCTCCAACCATAACGCCGCACACTCTTGGCCAGTTGGAACCCCTCGGTGGGTTCGTTTTTGACAATGCGCGGATAACAGTTAGCCACAAATAGCATGGCGGCATCCCATACATTTCCATGATACCCGCCCTGTCCAGTGACCGTAACACTGTCATCATCAGCGATGGCTACTTCCACACCATGACCATAGGCCCAATTGTCCTGTGTGGATTTACGTTTACGAAATGCAGCATCCTTGGTATAGGGCGAAGCAAAGCCCAACAAGCCGGATTCGTTGTTTGCATCTTTGCGATATTGAATTGTTACATAAAGCTGATCGAAAATTTTAGTTGACATTGTTATTCGTCCTGATACATATTGTAGGATTCTGATATATAATCCCAGTGCCTATTGTCGTAAAACCTAAATACTACATTGAAGTGCAATAGTCCCAACTCCAATTCAACACCGGCGTGATCGCATCGTGCTGTCCAGTTGAATTGTGCGCAGACTAAATTATCCGTCAGCATGGCCTGCACTTCCCAATATTTGTGCTGCCAGAACGTTTTATTACCGTAATAATACAGCGAACGATAAAGATTGCTGCGTACATTACGAATAATCAAGTTAATGTTAATCATTGGCTATAATCCTTTTGTAATTTGCGCAGTGTTGATTGGGGCGTATAGGGTTTACTAAAGTTGCCTAACCATTTGGGCACTATTCCCAGCTTGCGGATACCAAGACGCTCGTGAAGTTCGTAATGTTCTATCAAACTGCCCAGTCCAATTAGCACAAACAGGGGCCAAAGTCCCATCCAACACAGTGACACCAGCAGAATCATGTTTCCACGTTGCACTGGATCTTCTTTGTCTACTTCTTCACTATCACCAAGATGACCTCGGCGGCTCATGAGAACCAGTAGCAATACCGTCGCTACCATTACTTTACTTTGATCACTGCATCAAATTGTTCTTGCACACGAGCCAGGCTGTCAGCAACACGTTTGTCGTCCCTGAACTCCGCAAAGCGCGGGAGGAACAGGCTATACACACCACTACCCGCCGGGGGCATAATGCTATTGGCTTTGACTGTCATAATCGTACCAAGCAATTGTTTGCGGATCTTGTGAATGCGCAGACGCTCACTGTCAGTAAAGCCGGACACATTTACAGCCAATTTCTTGTCGGATGTTTTGCATTCGATCGAACCAAAGGTAGCAGCATTTTTGCCGTTGCCAGCATTGAACCCAGTGATCTCCAGATCTACTTCAAACTCAACTTTGAGTTTGACTTGTTCTTTGCTAGTGCCATCGGCCCACACACCCTGGGGTTCTTTGATGATCGTGCCTTCAAACCCTTTTTTCACCAGTTCAAAATAGTGAGCATAGGCTTCCTTCATGCTATGCACGATGCGCGTTTCAATAAGCGAAACAGACTTAGTTTTGGCTTTATTGAGGATTGCAGTAAGGGAGGCCAAGCGTTCGGTATAGGGCGTTTTGCAGCGACCATCGGCCACAGCCAACTCCAGCGGGATAATGTCCCACACCATGTAAACAGGACGATCACCTGCATCAAACTCGCCACCCTTGGCAACCGAGTTCAGGATTCCATTGCCAATTTCACGCGGCAGAACTTTGCCATCACGTTCAACCAGCAGTTCGCCAATAACACGCACATCATCGGGAAATACAGCAACCAGTTCGTCAGTGATGTTTTTCAGTGCGCCGGCGGGATATTGTTTGCCAGCGCGGCTGGAAACCACAGCTTCGCCATCAACGATATCGCTGTTGGCAAAACTGCCATCACCCTTGAGCTGGCTAATAACACCCTGCTGCCAATTCCATTTTTCAACTTTGACTGCCTTGAGCAGCGAACAACGCATGTAGGGGAATTCCGGAACCAGCTTTTTCCAAACACGTGAAGCCAGCGTATCGCTTGCACCGCACTTCAAGTCGCGATCAATAATACGCTCGATAACTTTTGCATCATCTGCGCTGACTGATTCCAGGACGCTTTGCAGATGGTCAATGCCCGCTTGCCCAGTCAGCTGACGTTTTGCCAACTGGTCCAGGCTCTTGATCGCTTCCAACAGTTCGCCCGAACCCTTAGTCAGGTATGCGGGGATTTTCTTGACATAGTAGGAAACGGTGGGATCATATGCGGCAGCGAATGTGGCTCGCAGCGCAGGATTCTTTTCTTCTCGCCGGATAATTGCTTCTTTGGCTTTGGTGCTGGCGGTTGCTGCGATTTCGGTAATAATGCCGAGAGTTGATTTCATACTCGCCCCAATCGTTGACTAAAACAGTATAATAGCTGAATTGGTATTTGATGTCAATGGCTGTGCTAAGTGCTTGATTATACAGCAGATTCAAGCTGTATCCAGCCGTTGGATCGTTTGCATACATAGGGCGCAGCCATATCTTTGACCATGATACCCCCGAATCCATCGTGCGCTGCATCCAGTCTATAACGACGCAGTTGGTCATGTCCGGCTGCGGTATCCAAATCAACTTCAATACCGTTCATGATGCGCAAACAATCGGTATCCCAAAACACCCGGCGTAGCCGATCCAACCAAGCCAGTCGATCACGCAAGGGCACACGATATTGACCGGCCTCAAATTCTGCCAGGGGCAAAGCATCAAATATATGGTATACCGGGTGCATATCATTTCCCACAATTTCTCCATCCAGTACATGGGGATATATCAGGCGGAGCGCCACACGATTGGCTTCAATTGTATCTTGCACGTGGGGGAAGTTTTCAAGTACCTGCCCATCTCGGTTATAGAGCGTAGTACATGACTCAGTCACTACTGCTAACACCCGTATACCATCCAACTGGATCTCCAGGCGTTTTTGACCATGTAGTTTATTTGAGTGATTGTTGTGAGATCCGGGTAGCTGACAGGCAAATATCGGGATGCGCCACTGACTCTTGCCCACTACTTGATTGATGATTTTTTCATTTATACCACAAGCCAAATCCTTGAGCAGCACCCGACGTGCCAGCCCGTTCCATTCTTCGCTGTCAAACCGTTGGCTGATTTCCGCTACAGCAGCCCGGGCATTGCCGCCAGTCACGCTGCGAGTACGCAAGGCCTCCAAGAGGCTCCAGAATGAAACCCAGAGATTGCTTTGACCCGTAATGCCTTCAGTCTCGGGTACCTGTTGTATGTTAAAGGTCCAGTAGGGATTGTAGGCTGCATAGCAATTGTATAGGAACACTTGAGCATCACTACTGCCCAATTGAGCAGCCATGAGGGCTTTTTCAATCACCCGTTCCTTGTGCTGGTGACTGTCTGAACTTTCCAACTCCAGGATCCAGGCAGCAGCCACCTTGACTCCTCCAACTACTGGGTCAGCCGAATCAGCTGATCCTCCCCAGTGTTTGCCAAATCAATTCATCCAGCTCTTGTTGATAATCAACACCCATTCTACGCTTTTCATAGATTTTGTTTATCTGGAACAAATGATCCGACTTGGGGAGATAATCTCGTCGCTCCAGTTCGGCCACGAGATCTTCGGTATCAAAATCATCTATCTCAACTTCAACATCGACTTCGGCTTCAATGGTTTTGTAAACGCTAATACGTGACATGAGTTCTCCCGGTGGTGTGATAGATTGCTATTATAAATGTATCCCAATTGGATCACAACCACCAAGTGCTCAAGTTAGCTAGTCAAATTGCTGTTCACGTAGGCTCGGGCTTCACTCACGGTATAGTTAGCGTTGCCCAGATTGGCCTGCGGTGGCTCACTGGTGGGTTGATCCGGTACTGCATTGTCATGGCCTATACCCGCTGTGTTCATGGCTGCATTGTTACGTCCCTGCCTCAAACAGGCCACCACAGCTTGTCCATATTGATTGCCAGTATTGGCCACGCTCTCGAGATATTGGGCCTGCATGCCTTCTTGGGTGTCAACGCCCAGACTGTCCAAGAGACCAATAAATGCCGTGACCGGCACTTGAGCACCCGCGGGCAACGTGGATAAGTTAATACTGGCCAGACTCTGCGTGGTTCCAGACTGACTCCACCCATGCGACATCAGGGTCCAGTCTTGGTTGGCCTGAGCCACCGATGAGGCAGCTATACTGTTGGCCCGGATATTACCAATTTCGTTATTGGAGGCCACTACTAGAGCCTGGATGGCATCATCATAACTGGCGTAGGTGTTGGCTGCTGGCCCCGTGGGTATCACGATAGTGGGCGGCGTGCCATATCCATCAGTCACTACTGATCGCATCTGCTGATACAGCGTGGTCAGGCCAGCCGCTGCTCCGCTGTTGATCAGGGTCAAGGCCGAAGTCAAGGCAGGATTTTCTCTTATGCCCGACGCTCCCGGCAGTACATCAGTGACTACAAAGGTTCCATTGGGACCAGTGCCTTGTGCCAAACCTGCATAGAAGGCTTGGGTAGCAGCAGGTACCGGGGTGGCCACATTGGCCACCAGATCCAGTCCAACAAGAGTCTCTAGTCGCGTGGTCATAATATAGCCGCCACTCTTGGCAAGGGCACCGACGAAAGATTTTTTACCTGCCCGAACGCTACCTGTATGGCTCGGTTGGCTGCGGCCGATGCTGGCGGCAGTATCTTGGCCAGCTGATCACAACCCACTGGTACCAGAGTACCACTGTTGAGTATGGGCGTGACCGCACTGTTGACCGACCCGTCGGTATTGAAAATTAGTATGTCACCCGAGGGTGTGGGCAGAGTGAGGCTGGCATAGCTGTTGGGGAATATCTTGATGGGATCCAATAGATCACACATGGCGGTTAAATTTGCAGTGGTCACTTCCAGGATGGCCAAGACCTCCTGTAAGTCGGCTCCGGTCACGTCACACAGTGCTGGATAAGCCTGTTTCTGCAAGCGATCAAACTCGGGCTGTGTCAATCCATCTGGGTTGAACAGGCTCTCGCGATTTTGATTCACGAGATCTTGTATGTTTTGATTGGTCAAGCCATGGGCCAGGAGCGCAGCCTGCACAGCAGGCAAGGTACCATTGATCATGTTGCCCTGCTTGCTCAGTTTGGATAGCAGTGCCGAGGGCGTCCCGAAATCGCCAAAGTCAAATAAGTTACCCAGATTACGTAAATCTTCACCGAAAGCAGGCAACGCCGGATTCACACGCATGAGATCGCCGGTAATGAGATTGTTCTGATTGGTGAACGTGGGACCAAGGTACTGGTTGCTATTGGTGGCGCTGTTAATGATACCGTTGGTGATACCAATATAGCCCAGCGCGGCGCTAAATGCCTGACAAAACACCGCGGCATTGCCCATGGTACCGTTGGCAGTGTTAGATATATTACCTATCAAGCCCACGTTGCCCACCGTGGCCACGAGATTACTAGGCAGGCTATCTCCCAGACAGGGTAGGTAATTGCCACTCACGTTGGCACCTATGCTCTTGACATTGGCCAGGGTATTAGCCGATATGCCGAGATTACCATTATTGGCACACTCATTGATAACAAAAATGAGATTGGCAATCGGCTGACTAGATTCATAGGCTGCGCGATTGGTAGTAAATGCAGCATTGACCTGAAATGCGGTATTATTATAAATTCCCACCCCTGCGGTCAAGGCCAGGGGCGAATAAGTGCTTGTACTGGCCATTAGTTCACTCTCACGTTGGGACTACCACCTGCCCGCGGATGTCCACAGGTGTCTAGATCCACACCGGTACGTATAACTGGGCTGTTGGCTGCTCGTACGTTAGGGCTACCCATGCTGGTCACAGCCGAACAATGTATACCGCAACCGGGCTGACCGCAACAGGGATGTGGAGTCACAGGCATACCAGGAATCACGATCAAGCGATTGTTGACCCTAACAGTAGGCACGCCCGAGGTAACTATACCCCCGGCTGTGTTGGGATCACCTAGGCGCTGACAATTGGGCATGCTAACTCATCAATATTTTCTTTTCGGGCACACGTATACCGGTAGTGGCCTCGATGTATTTGACCCGGACCGGTTCATCGGTTAGAGCCTGCATCACTATGCTTGATTTATTTATGGTAATGGGATTGTCATGATCTGCGGTGAACAGGCTGGGTATGAGATTCATGCCCTGTGGTCCCGGCGCCACGCTCACGGGCTCGCTCACTGTGATGGTGTCGGCACTGTTTTCAGTGACCTTGACCACTAGCTCTTCCCCCGACATGAGCTTGAGGGTATAAACACTATTGATGTCAAATTGCATCACGAGCTCCTTGAAGATAATCACGCAGCTCAGTGAATCCACCTATATGGCGATCATCAATAAAAATCTGAGGCACAGTACGAGCCCCGGGCACTGCTTCCAACAACTGCTCGCGAGTATATCCATGACTGATGTTGCGTTCTTCGTACTGGATATTTTGACTTTTCAAAAGATTCTTGGCCTGCTCGCAATAGGCACATTGATCTCGACTCCACACTATGGCTTTCATACATCTCCTTTAAATTTGGGGTAGTTCATCATAATTTATGGCGTCCGACATCACCCCGATAACATATGAGGTGCTTTCGCTCTCTTGCAGGGCAGTTTGCTTTTTGTCGGTACTGGTATGTTTGCTGAACCAGGGTATGGGAGTACTACGCGGTGCAGGTTCGGTATAGCGTATACCAATCTCGCGCAGGGCCAGGCTAGCGGTATAGTCCATAAAGTCTTTGAGTATAGCAGCATTGAGACCAATCACAGGCCCTTTCATGAATAGATAATCGGCCCACTCTTTTTCTTCACGTATCACGTCCTGGTAGATCTGATATACTTCGTTTGCACAATCCTTTTGAGCTTGCGCAAATCGAGCATCATCCCGCACCACTTGATTGATGATATAGGCAGTCCAGTCGCGATGCAGGATTTCGTCCTGTAGGATCAGGCTAATGATATTGCCATTGCCAATAAAGATACGGTTTTCTACCATGGCCAAGCTAGTAGCAAATGATACCATGAATCGCAGGGCTTCTAGGGCATAGCTGGCATGCAGAGCCAACCATATGGCTCGCACATGATCCTGCTCATCAATTTTATGTCCCATTTCTCGACGGCAATTAATCACGTAGAGATCGTCATAGTATCGGCCTATTTGCGCGGCCATGTCTACGATGGGCTGCGTCTGATGTATCTTGTTGAATTCGTCCTTGGGCACATTGTAGATGTTGCGTATAATATGGCTGTAGCTCTTGCTATGTAGATTGGTTTCAAAAAACCCCCATAACAGACACAGGGCTTCTAGCTCGGGAACACTGACCACAGGTAGGAATATCTGTGTGGGGCATCGTCCCTGAATACTGTCTAGTGCAGTCTGGCGCAGAAGATTGCTGGTAAAGATGTGCCGTACAGTTTCGCTAGATTCTTTAAAGTCATTGGCATCCTTGGTGAGACTGATCTCTTCTGGTATCCAAAAGAATCCCCGAGCCATTTCTTCAAACTTGGCAATCTTGGGATAGCGGAATTCTTCAAATCGCTGTATGGTCACAGGACCCTGAGGATCCAGGAACATCTGGCGCTTGAGATAATTGGTGTCGGTTCTGAGATTGTATTGTGCTTTGCTCATGATGTTCCTTAAAGTTTACAGGCTTCGCAGTCGTCTTCACCCTCTACCACATCATCTATAGCACTCACGGGTTCTTCAAACTCGGCCTTGACACCTTGTTTGTTAATGAGACTGTAATAGAAGGTCTTGATACCCCAGTGATGTGCCAACATGAGATTCCGTGCTATTAGGGTAGTAGGCACCTTGCGATCCGCGAAATGTGCAGGGTTGTAGAAAGTGTTGGTGCTGATACTTTGATCCACATAAGCGGCCAAGACCGCTGCGGTGCGGAGATAACCCACACAGTCGGTTTGATTCCACATCAACTGATAGCGATTTTTCAGCCTTTGATATTCGGGTACTACCTGAACCAGACTGCCAGCCTTGCTTTCCTTGGTGCTGATGAGATTCATGGGCATTTCAATACCATTGGTGCTATTGATCACTACCGAGCTTGACTCCACCGGAGCAATGGCCATCAAGGTAGCATTACGCACACCATGCTCGCGCATGCGATCACGCAAGGGTTCCCAATCCAGCTCGGGGGTAAAATCTGTAAGTTCGTTTGCACCCGCTGCACGACGTTCCCAAGGAAATTCACCTTGACCATAACGAGTATGCTGCCAATCTCGGCAAGGGCCACGTTCCTGGGCCAATTCCACAGTGGCTTCGGTGAGATAGTAGGCCTGATGTTCCATCCAGGTCTTGACTTCGGCCAAGGCGTCCTCATCACCATATTCAAGATTGCGTTTGGCATGCCAATATGCCAGATTAGTAATACCTATACCCAGGGGCGAAATTTCTTCATTGCTGGTGCGACTCTGAATACTCAAGAAATCCTGATAATCCAGAATATTGCATAGGCTACGATGCAGCACACGACAAGCGCGGCGCATGTCCTCAGGATTGCGGAAGGCACCCCAGTTAATTGACCCCAGGGTGCAAAGAGCGATTCGGCCTTCCGGATCATCCAGTCTTTTGAACGGTCGTGTAGGTAAGAGGATTTCACAGCAAAGGTTACTCTGATAAATGGTGTGATATTCAGGATCAAATGGACCCTGGTTCATGACGTTATCAATGAATACCAGATAGATCCTGCCAGTGTCGGTGCGTTCCTTGAGGATACCGCCCTTGAACACTTCTTCTGCGCTCATGACTTTTTTGCGCAGATCTCGTTTCTTTTCATACTTCACGTACAATTCTTCAAACCGCTGTGTATCTCGATAAAAGGCTTCATACAGATCCGGTACTTCGTTGGGGTCAAAGAAGGTTATGTTTTCTCGGTTGCGGAATCTGCGCCAAAAGAAAGCATTGAGCACGACGCCATAATCCATATGACGCACTCGGGTTTCATCGGTTCCCTGATTGTTCTTGAGCACGATGAGATCGTCAAACTGATGATGCCAGATAGGGTAGAACACAGTAGCCGACGCATTGCGTATACCTCCTTGACTGCAAGAACGCAGATCTCCAAACCATTTTTTGAGAAAGGGGACCATGCCGGTGTGCATGATCTCGCCACCACGTATGGGTGATCCCAAGGGACGCAGTCGTCCCACTTCAAGACCAATACCAGCGCGTTTGCTGGCATACTTGGCCATCATCTCACCGCTGGCAAAGATACTGTCAAGATCGTCATCACTGCGAATGAGTACACAACTGGAAAATTGCTTCGTGGGGGTTCCAAGGCCAGCCAGTACAGGAGTAGCCAAGGTAAAAAGTCCATCACTGGCAGCATTATAATACTCTTTGACGAATTTCATACGCGCAGCTGGCGGTTCGGCATGCATCACAGTGGCCGCAGCTACCATGTAGCGAACCTGGGGAGTTTCGTAGATCTGCTTGGTAGCGCGATTACGTACTAGATACTTCTCAATCAGCTGCTCCACAGCGGCATAACTGTAGGCCTCGTCCTTTTCATGATCTATGATGTCATCCATGCGAGCCCATTCTTCGGCTGTGTACCAGGTCAAGAGATCTGGGGTATACAGTCCCACTTCAACATTGCGTTTGACGATTTCTAACAATGCGGGCGGATCATATTGACCATACACATCCTTGCGCAGCATGCTGAGTCTTTGTTTGCCAGCCACGTATTGATAGTTGATATGACCCACATCGGGGTTGGTTTCTACATCAATAAGATCCACTGTGGCTCTCAGCGTGATACCGTCAATTTCTTGGGTAGTAATGCCATCATAAAAATGCAGCTGAGCCTTGATTTCAATCATGCTCTGACTTACATCAGCAATACCCTGACACACTTTGGCAATTTGAGATTGCCATTTTTCTAAAGACAATGGCTCGCGCTTGCCATCGCGTTTGATTACCGAAATACTTTTCATTTTTCCTAACCGATTAACTGTTGGATTTCAACCAGTGTTAGCTGGTGCTGGGTGTTTTTTGTGGTGCCCGGGCTGATATTTACTATCGTTTCAGGATCCCAATTCAGTATGTATTTTTTGTTGTTGACCTGGACTAAATTATCTTGATCCGTCTCAAAGAAACCAGCATCTACAATATCCTGTCGATCCAACATCGCTATAGTATAGATGATTCCCAGGCCACGTGCAAGACTACAAAACCGCGATTCTTCCAATAGTTGCCAGGGGCTTGGCCAATTAGCTTTGTCATCCCAATGTAAAGTATAGGCAGTCCATGGAGCATGAAACCACCATTGATTCACCAGATCAAGGCAGAGCGGCAATGACGACACATTGCATTTTTCTCGTAATTGAATCCAGGAATTTAACCTATCCTGGAATTTCGAATGCCACATTAACCAACCGACGATAAGCTGTAGTAGATGACCCCGTCATAGCCGGTGGCTGCTGCGCTGGCATACACTGTGATAATGTCACTGCTGTCCTCGCTTACAGTAAGCGTGACATCACAATTTTCATTTTCTTGATAATCGTCGGTATAGACCACCTTTTCACCCGCACTGTCGGTACCAGGCGAAGCGCAGACCACAAGACATCCAGTTCTTACACCGTGTGTGGCTGCTGTGGTACGATAGATAGTGTAATCCATGCGGAAACTGGTATATCCACCCTGTCCTATGGGTTGATCACTGTTGACCTGTACCACCACTTGGTTGGGCACACTGTCAGCCAATAGCTGTTGACTACCAGTCTGACGTTGGTATGTACCCATTTGCAAAGTGCGACCATTGGTGGTAGTGATTGATGCCGGCACAGTACCAGTCAATACATTGTAAAGTTGGATACGAACCACACTGGCTGCATAGAGATCTGTTCGAGCAAAAACATCGCCCACGCTGATATTGTTGTTAGCATTGATCAATATGCAAGGTGCCTGGGGATTGGTTATACCCAAGAAATGATTTCCTACATCATAAAAAGCATTGTATCCGGTAGCGTTGAGGCTACAGGTGTCGATGACCACACCCTGTTCAAAAATGTTGTCAAATGTATTGTGCATGATACGTACACCGGTGGGTCCACCATTGACCACAGTTGCAGAACCCAATACCACTCCTTGATACAATGTGTCTAATACACTATTGCTGATCGTGACACCCTGGGTGGCTTGATCGGTATTGAATGCATAGGTAGCATTATGAAAACTGCACTGATCAAACGTGATACCCTTGACCGGATAGCTGAGTGTGGATTCTACATCAACCAATCGGAGATTGTGAACTGAGGTATCAAGATCAGTCTTGGTCAAGGGACCATAAAAACTACATTGATTGAATTCGCTATTGTTGACTCGATCCAATAGTAACACATTATGTCCCAGACTACTGTCATCTAGATATTCTGCAGTGGCCAAGGACATGCCCTCTAGTTCGATGTATTGAGGTGGAGAGGCTCCGTTAAGACCAATATTGCTACCGGTCTGTTGTAGGCTATCCGAAGTGTTGAATGCATAAGGTGGCAGATTGGTGAATTCCCAATAGGTAGCATCGCTGAGTGGTACCGGTAATCCATCAATCAAGGCCGGAACATCGGTGAGGGATCGATAGTAATCAACACCACCTGCGTCATAATTTTTTACTAGAGTATTGTTGACATAGGCAGTGCCCGAAACCCATTCCGAAGTTTCAAACAATATAATACTGGCATCACTGCCATCACCGTATAGTCTTGCATAGGGAGGGATCAGTATGGTATCTGTGATTCTATAGACACCTGCAGGGAAGAACAAGCCTCTACGTATCTGTGGGTTAACCTGTACACAGTACAGTTGATATAGGGCTCGATTGATGGCCGCGGTATCGTCGGTTACACCATCGCCTGTGGCACCAAAATCTGTAACCACAGCAAAACTATCTAATCGACTTTGTAAACTCTGTGATACCGGTGTGCCCGGAGTAGAGCCAGTTTGAACAGTATAACCCCCTGCTTGTCCTTGATAGGTATAGGCGCTGCTAACTGCTAGGATGTCAGAAAATTCAGTGAGTATTTCGGTATTGCCCACAACCGGTGCACCTTCGGCGATGGTACCATTACCTATGAATAGACGACGTTGATCCAGGGACCAACCCAGTTCGGCGCTGGCCAGGGGTTGTGGAAGATCTTCTTGCAGCCCTTTGCGCTGCGTGATGCGAGAAACCTGTAGTATTGCCACTGTGATATCCTTTCGGGTATCACATATTTAGCCGATAATACTGCTCCACGCGACTCCACCAGGCCTGGCGATAACGCTCAAACTCGTTGCCCTCTAGGCAGAATTCTTGATATTGCGGCTGGGAAATAATGTTATTTTGCGCATCTAGTTCGGGCTTCACGCACATCAAGACCACACCCTTGCGTATCTGAGTACCATACACCTGGTTATGCGCCTCAGCATAGGCCGTGAGCTGCATAAAATAGTCGTCAATCCACTCGCGTTTTTTGGGCCGGTTGGTCTGCTTATAGTCCAGTATGGTCTCGCTGGCCAGGTGTACACCCACGCCATCTGTGGTGCCTGCATAGATGTCAGGGAAATACAGCGGGATTTCTACCCCCCAGATTTCGGACACATTTTTCAGGCCCTGTTCGATTACAACCTGGGCCATGGCATGGCTGGGCCATGCAAAGGGGTTGGAGGGTCGGGTCTCTAGGACGCCATTGCGGATATAGCGTTCCAGATAGGTGTGCATGCGAGTACCACGGTTGGCAGCTTCTGTGGTGATCTGCTGGGCTCGCTGTGCACCTACCCTGGTTCGCCACTGAGCCAGGGCTTGTTTGGATTCCTCGGTCTTGGTACGATCTAGGATTGTGGTTACACTGGGTAGGCGTTTACCATCGGGCGTAGCATAGTATCTCTGGCCGCCTGCATTGACTCGAGGTATGGGTTGATATTGGAAGCGTTCAACGTACATCTGGTGTTCCTATCACATGTAATCTTACACCAGCTTCGCGAAACATTTGCTCAGTTAATTGAAAACTGGTTTGCCAACGTGGATTGTCATTGTAAGGGGCTACTACTGTTCGGATACCGCTTTGTATCACGATCGCAGCACAACGACTGCAGGGCATAAAAGGCCACGTGTATAGTGTGCAACCGTATATGCTTTGATTGGCAAACAGGATCGCATTGATTTCACCATGCACGATCATTTCATACTTGATCGTGCGATCTTGTAAACGACTGTCTAGATCCTCTACACCACGTGGGAATCCGTTGTATCCGGTACTGACAATACGTCGTTGATCATCCACGATCACGGCTCCCACTTGTGTACTGGGATCTTTGCTCCAGCTGGATATATGCTCGGCCAAATCTAAAAATCTTTGATGCCAATTGATTGAGTCCATTCAATCAGTATAGCAATGTTTCAATGGTAATACAATGGTTATGGTATACTAGTTAGCCAAGAGGGTTGGCTCGTTTGGCCATTTTGGCCACTATGTTCTGCGCTTGATCTACCGGCATGCCTGCTGTGGCCTGATCCTCGCCCTTGAACACCAACATGTTGCTTTGCGGATCCAAGGGTTCAAAAAGGTTGGACAAGGGTTCCTGCTGCATGAGGTCCTGAATATTGTCTTTGGTGACCACTATACCCAGTTGTCCAGCTAAACGCATGAATGTTTCTTTACTGATAGGCTTGCTATGATTCAGCGCCTTGAGAAAATCCACCAACCCCACCAATCTTGATGCCTTGGGATCGTCGGGGGTGGTGAATTCAAATACCTTCATTAGCGACGCTCACGACCCAGTGTTCCAGCCGATGCTGCTGCTGGTTCTTCGGGCGGCAACTCCATGGGCGGTTCCTCAACCGGGGGCATTGCTTCGGCACCGGGCACTGCTTCAGCGCCAGGCATACCGGGCACAGCCGGAGCGGCTGGTGCTTGACCAGTAACTACGCCAAGGGCTGCATCCATTTGTTGTTTGGCTGTTTGCAATGATTGCACCAAACCACTTAAGGCAGCAGTGGCATCTGTGTTGAATTGATTGGATTGGTCAACTCCCACTTGATCACGAATGCTGCCCACCAATGCTGGCAATTCTTTGTATTGCATCTCAGTGGCATCTTCAATCATACCCTGCAGACTGTCAACAAGATCTTGCGCTGCCAAGACCACTTGGGCCTGTTGAACTTCGCTTTCCTTGAGCATATTGAATGCACGACGTAGACGAGCTTCTTGTGTGGTCTGAGCCACCGCGGCCAATAGCTTTTGTTCATCGGGAGTCAGAGTTTGTCCACCTTGACTCTTGGTCAGTGCAGCCTTGACCTTGGGATCTTGAGGATTGACCGGTGGTTGTGCTGGCTTTTGACCGGTAGCAGGTTGTGCTGTATTGGGTTGTGCTGGCTTTTGACCGGTAGCAGGTTGTGCTGTACTAACTGGTGGTTGCATTTCTTCTAGACGTGCCACCAGAGCTTGTTCCATCATCACCAGTTTAATATAAGCAGGATTGCGCTCGCTCTGGTGCCGGGCTGTGGTATTACGATGTTCTTGTATAAGACCACGTACTCGGCCAAGCATTTGTCGAGTTTGGCGCGAGTCCAAACGACCAACTTCCAGTTGAGTCTGAAAATAGCTTTCAAATACCTTGGCTACGTTTTGAGCCTTAGGGGATGCGAGTTCTTGCAGTTTCATTGTATGATCCTCGAAGTTGTAGATATTTAGCTCTCCTAACACATTTTTCCAACTCATTTTCAATGTTTTTGAGATACTGTTGTTTGTTTTGCATTTTGTATGTGATAAGTTCATGCAACCAATTGTTCTTGGCTCGGTTGCAACGCCGATTTTCATTTTCTAGATCTTGATGTAATCGTCTCTGCTGCCGATCCAGTACTTGAATCTGCTGTGTAAAATCATAAAGGTTTCTGTGATGAGCCACGCACCAGCTCAAGGCCACGCGCCGGGAACCAAACTCACCTAACAATTCTGAATTCTGGCACACTGTAATCACAGAGTCACGACGCTGAATATCATAGCTACCAAACGCCAATAACCCACCATCATCATCTTCCAAAATAAGATGATCAAGATTGCGCTGTAATTCTCGTTCAGCCCAACGTTTTAATTTAAGTTCAACGTTCATATTCCCAGAAGTCGGCTTATCAACCAACCTATGATAGCCATCATTACCCCAATGATCCCTAGTCCCCAGGCAATGATCTGATCATTACGTTTGTTCACGATCTTCTGCACCAACTCATGCAGATCACCGATCATGGTGCTATTTTTGCTCAGTTGCTCTTCCACGGTGACCAACTGATCTTCTAGAAACTTGTAACGTTGAGCACAGAGTTCAACGTGAGCTTCGAGACTCTTTTTTTCAATTTCGGTGGGATCGCTCATAGTCAGTTATTTATGGTTTCAAACCAAATATTTTGATCACTGCCATGAGTGTGCAGTATCGAAGGTTGACTATTGGAATCCTGTATAATCAACATAGGAACACCATCACAATCATCTCTCAACAACTGCAATGATTGATTGATACCAAAAATATCGGGATTTTCCACTTCAAATGTGAATTCCCAAGCATTATTGCGATACTGACTGTCTTCAACATTGTTGAGTTGGCAACGTAGACCCAAGACCTGCATTAGAGTTTCCCAGTTGCGTTGTTGATTGCGGCTGCGGGACCAACTGGCTATATCAGTTATGACATTGTTGGTTTTGTCCCGAAATGGCAATTGCGCTAGTCGGAAATTTCCAGTGATCCCTGTGGCGCTGCAATCAAATAATGTACGTACAAGTATCTTCATCTTGCGATATTTACGCCAAAGAAAAACCCCGGGTTTTATTCCGGGGTTTTTCAAACACTTTACCTAGATTAGGCGCTCAGTTTGAAACCGTTTGCGGTTGCACTGTTGAGTTGATAGCCTGTGTAGGTGATATTGGCTGCTGCCAAGAATGCACTGGCATCAGCAAATGCACCCGTGGGGTAAACTGCTACCGACAGAGCGGTACCATCCACTTGGTACATGGCCACAGTAGCGGTCTGCTGGATGGCCTGGATAACGTTGGCCACATAACCACGCACGGTGCCCTGTGTGTTGATGCTGTTGTTGGCCACTGCGCGGAAAAAATCCAGCTTGGGACCTTGGGGTTGAACTGGCTGACCAGCCAGTGAAGTCGAAGGCGCTACAGCACCATTGCGAACGTCTAACGCAAATACTGGTTGGCTATCGCCATTAACAGGATTGAAATATGCCATGGTAAATCTCCTAATGTGTATGGGTTTTAGACCCTACTTTTATTTACCAAACCGACAAAAAATCAGCCCATTATGGGTTATTACGGGCCCGATTCTTTGGTGTAAAATCGAATCGATTTACAGCCTTGGCATACCCCACAGGAGTAGCAAATACCCAACCCTCATTACCAGGCACTTGCAGATCCAGTTGGCGCTGTAGATCCATTTTTAGGTCATGCAATAGCAAGAATAGCGTAAACGCCGCGGCCATGCCCTGTGTGTTGCTGGCAGGGCTACGCAGATATTCAATGATGTTGTCAAATTTACGAGGAGTTACTCGTGTTTGTAACCATTGTCCAAATTCTGGTAATAGGTTATCAAAATTTCCCGATCCAATTTTATAGTTGATAAAATCTATACACAATTTGGCAAGATCTGTGATCTGCTGAGCACGTAATTCTTGCGGGTTGAATAGGGTATCTATGTCACGACCCTTGGTCTTGACTATACCACGTATCTCTTTGATCAGGTCTTGATTGAGCGTAATGGGCTTGGCCGAAATAGGTTCCATCAACAACAGACCAGGCACGGCATTGAATTTTACACGGCGTAGTGGTTGGCTAGGCTCACCTTGATCGGCATACATGCTGTGCATGGCGATGCCCACAGTGCTCTCGCCGATACGTTGTCCCAGGGATGACTTGGCAGGAATACGATATTCCACTGTATTGGGTTGAAACACATAATTGCCGGCCTGCAATGGCGGGGTGTTTATGTACAGCAAATCACCCTTGACATATCCACGGAAATTAGTGGGCAAAGACTGTTCCAACATGGGCCATAATTTTTCATACACAGGTAGAAGAGTCTGGATTCGATTGGCAAGATTCCCTCGCTCTTTTGCGTTGGCATCACGTCGTGCTAGATCTTGCTCGACGCTACCGATGCTGGTAAACAGGCCATCATAGGTTCGGGCTTCAAATCCCGAACCATCGGTGAGTACAAACTCACCGGTATCGGGTTTACGACCAAAAATTACAGCGGGTTTACCATCCCATTTCACTGTGGCCATGCGACTGTCTCGACTCACATGGTCCACAATCTCCAGAGCCGTTTTTGCACCCCGGGTACCCTGGCGAAAAATCAAATCTTCAAGGTGTTCAATACCCTTGGCTCGTCCACCCACGGGTTGAGTGCCAGGCGCTGCTTCAGCCACCTCAATGGTTTCCACCAGGGATTGCATGCCCTGATTCACGATACGATCTCGCAGGCGAGCCAAGAAGTTTACATCAGTTTCTTCCAGTGTTTCATCAAAAGGCAAGCCCTCACGCTGCATGTGTGCGCGGAAGTCTGCGATCTTTTCCTCGCGTCGTGGATCCATTTTGAGAGCTCGTAGAATGGTTTCCACCGATGCAAGATCCTGCCGGCTGGCATTGGGATTGAGCAGCAGTTTGGCCATGCGGTCTGGATCATCGGTCACAAACTTGTTGTCCTCACGGGTGTAGATACCATCATGCTGATTCAGCTTCCAACCTAGACTCTTGGCCATGCTATTGATCAAGATGTTGCGCAGAGTATTACCGCTCAGAATAAACTGATGCCATTGTGGTTTATGGGCAAACATAAAATCGGTTTGTACAAATCCGCGACGCGGATCACCACTTATGGGTGTACGAAAATGCACTTGTACCCCGGCATCTTTGATCCAACCATCATTCTTCTTCCGGCCCTGATTCATGATATCAGCGTTGGGTATACCGGACTTTTTGCACCAGACTTCTAGAGCTGATATCAGTTGTGGCTTGGTCACTTGGTTGGCATCAACCTGCAGATCCAAATCACCGCTAGAGTCTTTTCGTCCAGTGCTGCCCAACCAACGGGCCGGTACACCATCAGATCCTTTGTCCTGAGTGAAATCTAGACCTGTGACTTTTTCTAGCCAGGCCACGGTTTTAGGTATATCAGCTCGAGCAATACGCTGAGTGAGTGCGTCTCCCTCGGCTGTTTTAAATATGTTTCCGCCTTCGCTTAATATCATGGTGGCATGAGTCCTAAATTTTGTATACTGGACAATGTTCGAGCATCACCTGTTTGTCTAGGATCTAGTACTCGCCCGTCAACTGTGATTCTACCGCTAGCATCTTTGGCTATCACAGCTCTGCGTAATTTTGCTTCTTCGGGATCAGTTTCGGTGGGTGCTTGAACCATGGTAAGAACAGCATTAATAATGGCCTTCCATGATTGTAACAAAGTTGGTGTTGTAGCACGACTAGGTGCTGTTCTTTTTATATAACCCATGCCCAATTGTATTTTTCTTTTGGCATCGTCAATTGCTCTCTGCTTGTCAACATTTGTTGAAGCAGTGGGGAAATCATTCAACTGTTCTATGGTGGTATATCTATTACGACTGAGGCTGGATATCAAGCGATTGACTTGCTTGGCCAATTCTTGCTCCAATAATGCTTTATCAATCTTTGCAAAATCCGTTACTCCCCGAGATCTAGATATGGGATCCATTGAATTGGCCATGACTTGCGATACTACAGATGGCCAGGTGTTAGAAACAGTTTGAGCTAATTTATCACTGGTGGCTTTTAATGCTGTCGACATGTCCCCCGATTGTTGGTTTTTACTGACCGAGGCTGGGTCAAATCCCAATACACTTTTGGTTATCTGTTGGCCAAGATTACGACCCAAAACACCAAGTTGTGCCGTGAAACTACCGGGTGCAGCTTCGGTCAGCGTTATTTCATGTATCTTCATGGGTTCTCCGTACTGATCGAGCGAATTTTCCTATGTCCTTGTTACGTATAGCATTGAGCAGTTTTCGAGTGAGATTTTCCGCTTGTTCTGCAGAATATTCAGACTCGATCATTTCTATTAGGCGTATGGCGCTGGTTATGAGATGATTGGCTCTACTTTCAATAACCAAACGTCGATCTCGCTCGATGTAAAAACCGTCCAGTTCTTCTAGAATACTGCGTGTTTGTTTTTGCATTTTAGGGCCTTTGGATTATTTACCAGTATTCACCTTAATATAAATATCAAATAGCCTGAGGACCATTATGACTAGCCAGATAAACCCCAACAATATCGACGGTAATTACCCCGTAGCCGGAGTGCCCAACAATACACAGGGCATGCGTGACAATTTTACCAACACCAAGACCAATTTCCAGTACGCCGCTGACGAAATAACCGAACTACAGAGCGTGGGTGTTTTCAAATCTGCGCTAACCGGCACCACGCTCAACAATAACATGAGCGATAACTTGATTTCCGCTGTGAAATTGCAGGATGTGAGTTGGACACAGATACCTATTGCAGCTACCGCAGGATCGGTTACTATAGACTACAGTGCAGGGCAATTCCAAAGTCTTACCCCCACGGGCAGCGTGAGTCTGGCCTTTACCAATTGGCCTGCTGCTGGTAGCGCAGGTTATATAAATCTAACACTGGTTATTACCAATATTGCCTATACTGTAACGTTGCCCGCAGCGGTCAATCTGGGTGTTATAGGTGTGCAGGGTTTGAGTAGCAATGTGATCACATTTGCTGCCACCGGAACCTATCAGTTCCAATTCTATACCACAAATGGTGGTACCAATATCACCCTCTTTGATCTCAATAGACCTCTATTGGGTAGTAACCAGGCTGCCGTGGGCTATGGTGTCGGTGCTGGTGCCTCTGTTACTCAAGCCACCAATCGCACCACCGGTGTTACCATCAATGCTGCTTGCGGTTCTATCACATTGGTTTCCGCAGCTGGTAGTACTTCCTGGCAATCATTTACTGTGACCAATAATCAGGTAGCCAGTACTGATACTGTAATCGTTAATCAACGATCTGGAACTGATCTCTATCGCATACATGTTACTTCAGTGGCCACTGGTAGTTTCCGTATCAGCTATGCTACCACTGGCGGAACCACTACCGAACAACCAGTTTTTAACTTCGCGATTGTCAAAGCCACTACGTCATGACTGTTTGATTTGAGCTAGTAATTGCTTGAGCTTGTTGCTTTGCACCTCGGCCGAGACTCGAGGTGTATCCTCTAAAATTTCACCGGTGGAAGTGTCAACACGGGAGCCAGCAGAGGCTGCGTTGGCCTTGATGCGATTCATGATTGAACTAGCTGGAGTAGTCCCGGCTGTAGATGATTGTTCTTCACCAAGATCCCGGATACGCAGACAATTGAGATCAAACTCTAGCTCTACCTTTTGACCCACGCCCGAGCTACTACGAGTTTTCATGAGTTGCAATTGGTAACGTCCGCGCTCACGCATGGCTCTAGATGTAAAGATACCAAACACGTTGTCTGCTGTATTGATCTTGGAGATACCACCCGAAATATGGCTGTGGTCAAATTCAATTTCTTCCACAGCCGATCGATTCAACTGACTTGCTGTGACAAATAGTATGTTCAGTTCCTTGGCCAAGTTTCGCAACTCCTCACTCACATACTTGTCTTTTACAAAGAGATCATTAGGTGAAACCTTGGCACTCACAGGCATCAAGAGATCCAGATAATCTACACATATGAAATCAGCCTGTAATCCGGTCTGTACATGTAGCTCTTTGAGGTAGGCGCGTATGTCGTTCACAGTGCTCTGTGCGGGCATGTATTTGATACGGAACTGTCCGGCTTTTTTGCCCACCATCTTGATTTTCATTTCCACAGTGTCAAGATCTCTAAAGATCTCTTTCTGTGCGGTGTTGGTCACCATGCCATCCATACGCATGGCGCACAAGCCTTCGCCCAACTCCAGCGTGATATAAACTCCGCTGAGCCCGGCTTCGATCCAGTTGACCGCAAGATTCTGCATGAACAGACTTTTTCCTGAGCCAGACCCACCCGCAAAGATTTGCAGTTCGCCGCGATTGAATCCGCCATACAACAAACGATCCAGTGCCGGCCAACCGGTACTGTTCTGGCCATTGCTGTTCTTGAGTGCCATGAGACGCGAACGCGGATCAGAAAAATAGTCAGTGCCCATGTCATGTGTGAGGCTGATCTGTACAGCATCGCGGATCAGCTTCTCTACAGGATCATATTCGCCCTTCTCCAAGAGATCTGCGCTTTTGAGAATGGCGCGTTCCAGTTCGCGTCTGCGAGTAAAGCCTTCAAACTCGGCCATGAACCAATCAAAATGTCCTGTATTAAGATCGGGTATGGGTTCTAGTTTTACGCCCGTAGTGGCTGATATCTGTGTTCGATCCGGCAGGGTTTGATGTTTATCACAGTGTTCTCGTATGAACTGTGCCGCTGCTTTGAGACTGCGATCAAAATTCTCAGGATTAAAGATATTCTGGACGCGCACATAGCTCTGCGCGTCTTCCATGATCATTTCTAGAAATAGCTTCTGTACGTCAGTTCCGTAATTTTGCAACAAAGTTCTTTCTCCTAAGTTCTATCTTGATGCGGCTGGTTTCTCGACTGTGCATTATGGACAATAGAGTGCCTAACCTACCATATC